CCCGTCGAGTGCATGAAGCGCCCTATTGAAAATAATTCGAGCCCCGGCCAAGCCGTTTACGAGCCGTTCTCCGGTTCTGGTACAACCATCATCGCCGCTGAAATGACTGGCAGGGCATGTCATGCTATCGAGCTAAGTCCTACATATGTTGACGTGGCTGTTAAGCGTTGGGAAGATTTTACCGGCCATAAGGCTGTATTGGAGGCCTGCGATGGATGACGACTTTCATGGCTGCCCGGTTGCCGCCATATACGCCAGCATCGCAGACTGGATGGATGATTGTGCCGATGTAACTCCTGAGGACATGCCGGGCCCTGATGCGATCCGTGCCCTTGCTGCGGTCGTGCGCACCAAACAAGCACCTAGGATGCACTCCTGATGTCCCGCAAACCACATGAGCCTACAGACGAGACCCGCCAGCTTGTGGCCCTCCATGCCACGGTAGGGACGCCGCAGGAGACCATCGCTGATATTCTGGGCATCGACGCCAAGACCCTGCGGAAGCATTACCGCGAGGAACTGGACCAAAGCATGGCCAAGGCCAACGCTCAGATCGGCGGTGTGTTATTCAAAAAGGCCAAGGACGGTGACACAGCCGCAGCTATTTTCTGGATGAAAACGCGGGCGCGCTGGCGGGAGGTTAATCAACACGAAATCTCTGGCCCCAATGGTGGCCCTATCCCATTCCAGAAGATCGAGCGCGTCATTGTCGATCCTGAGAATTGAGACGGCGCGGGTATTCAAGCCTCTACTGAGGCCGGTCCGATATAAGGGCGCGCATGGTGGTCGAGGTTCCGGCAAGTCACATTTCTTTGCCGAGGCACTTGTTGAAAAGGCGATGCTGGAACCGGGTCTAAGGTGGGCCTGCATCCGCGAGGTACAGCGCAGCCTAGAACAATCCGTTAAGCGCCTCATAGAAGACAAGATCGAGGCTATGGGTGTTGGTGGGGCCTTTCGTGTCCTTCAAACGCATATCGAGACGCCAGGCGACGGCATCATCATTTTTCAGGGGATGCAGAACCACACCGCCGAGTCGATTAAATCCCTTGAAGGCTATGACGGCGCATGGGTAGAGGAAGCCCAGTCTCTTTCGAAAACCAGCCTCAAGCTACTGACCCCGACCTTCCGAAAAAACAACTCCGAAATCTGGTTTTCGTGGAACCCCAAGAAAGACGATGACCCTGTAGACGTGTTCTTCAGGTCTGGGGAAAACGATAACGACCCCGATTTTGTTTGCGTCGAGGCCAACTGGTCAGACAACCCGTGGTTTCCCGAAGTCCTCCGCAGGGACATGGAAAGGGACCGTGCCCGCGACCCCGATAAATACGCTCATGTCTGGATGGGTCAGTATGAGAGTGCCAGCGAGGCTAGGGTATTCAAAAACTGGACGATAGAGGAATTTGAGAGCCCCCCGCGCGGGCCGTTTTACTTCGGGGCTGACTGGGGCTTCTCGATTGACCCGACCGTGCTTGTCAGATGCTGGATTGAAGGAAAGAAGCTGTACGTTGACCATGAAGCCTACGCAGTCGGGTGTGAAATTGACCGGACGCCTGCTCTGTTCGACACGATAGGCGACGGCATGGCGAGGGCTTGGCCCATCGTGGCCGATAGTGCCAGACCGGAGACGATCAGCTTCATGAAGCGGAACGGCTATCCCCGGATCAGGCCCGCAAAGAAGGGCGCGGGGTCCGTCGAGGAAGGCATAGAATTTCTCAAGAATTACGATATAGTAGTCCATCCGAGGTGCAAGCATACCATTGATGAGCTGACCTTCTACTCGTACAAGACAGACCCTCGAACGGACGAAATCATGCCTGTTCTTGACGATAAGAAGAACCACGTAATTGACGCTCTCAGGTATGCGGTCGAGACGCTGCGGAGTAAAACCAAAACGGCGGGTGTGTGGTAATGACCATTCGAGTAAATGAAGACCAGATAAACCGCCGCACCATCGCGCGGTTTCTCGGTCAGACGCAGCGCCGGGACTATGCCGAAGTATTTGGCCACCCGCTTGAAATCACCCCGATTGAATATCGCCGGATGTACGAGCGCGGCGGCATCGCGGCCCGTATCATCGACGCCTTCCCGAATGCGACGTGGCGGGAGAAACCTGAAATCGACGCGCCGGGCTTCGATGTTCTTGCGGATCAAACCAGCCTGTTTTCTGTTCTTGCTCGTGCTGACCGGCTGACGAATATCGGCCATTACGGCGTGGTCCTGTTGGGGTTCAACGATGGCAAGTCCCTTGCCGAGCCCCTTGAGAAGGGATCGGCCTCAAAACTTCTCTATGCGCAGCCTCATGGGGAATACACCGCTCAAATCCAGACTTGGAATAATGACACCAAGTCCCCTAGATTCGGGAAGCCCAACCAATACCTCATTCAGTCTGGGATTAACTGGACTGGCACGGGTTCGGGCCAAATGAGCCTGACCGTTCACCATAGCCGCGTGATCCACATTGCCGAGAATGCACTAGAGAATGAATCCATTGGGCTTCCGAGGCTTGAGCGCATCTGGGATCGCGTTCTGGACCTTAACAAGCTCTTGGGTTCGAGCGCAGAAATCTACTGGCAGAACGTCGCACAGATGATCGCCTTCGTTGCTTCGGCAGATGCCGAATGGGAGCCCGAAGAACAAGAGGCGATGAAAAAGGAATTGCAGGAAATGCAGGATGGCCTGCGCCGCTTCCTGCGCCTGCGCGGGGTTGAGCCCCACCAGCTTGCGGCGGGTCTACAGGGTGCCACCCCGAAGGATCATGTGGACGTACAGCTAGACATGATTTCTGGCGCATGGGGCATTCCAAAGCGTATTCTGATCGGCTCCGAACGAGGCGAGCTTTCGAGCAAGCAGGATGAAAACAACTGGGCCGCGCGCATTGCGGAGCGTCGAGAGCAGTATGCCACGCCGAATGTCCTTGTGCCGACGATTGACCGGCTACAATACGCGGGGGTCATTGCAGAGAATCAGGCTTACTCGATCCTCTGGCCTGAGATTGACGTGCTTGGCGAAACTGAGAAGGCCACAATCGGCTTGCAGAAATCGCAGGCACTGGCGACGTATAACAACGCGCCGGGGGCTGACCTTATCGTGCCCGCTGAGGAATTTCGTGAGAAAATCCTTGGCCTTGAACCCGAATTGCCCGCCCTTCCAGATGAGCCGCCTTTGGATGAAACCGACCTAGAGAATGTCGTAACGCCGTTCAACAACCGGAAACGCAAGTGACATTCAGCCTCTACTCCAAAGAACAATCAATCCTGCCGTTCGATGACTACGGCGCAATCGTCAATGAGTGCCAGCGTCTAGGTTCAAGAGCGGCGGTAGAGTTCGGGCCGGGCTTTACCACTCTGGCGTTATTCGAGGGCGGTTGCGAGGCGGTCTATTCCTATGAGTATGACCCGTCATGGGCGACGAAGATTTTCGAGCGTGTCGAACCTCTAGTGCCTTATGGCCGAACGTGGATGATCGGCATGTTTGTCAATGAGCCTGAAATCAGATTGGCCTTGCAGAATTTCGACATTGCTCTGGTGGATAGCCCTGTCGGTGGAAATAGCACACGCCGCGTCACCCATGCCGGACAGGAAGGCTTGAGCCGGTTCAATACGTTGAAGTGGGCTCTATATGCCGCGCCGGTTGTGCTGCTCCATGATGCTGAAAGGCCGGATGAACAGGCGAGTATTGAAGCCTTGGGCGCTAAACACGAAATGCTCTCACGAAAGGTCGCTAGGGTATGGCGCTGACGGTTGTGTGTTGGCTTTGGGGAGACAAATACACCGACGAGCATGTGACGCGGATGGCCTCAATGGCGGCTAGGCACCTGCCTCCGCATAGATTTGTTTGCATCGCGGATCGTGGCATTGATGGCGTCGATACGCTTATCTACAAGGGCCGCGTATTTCCACGATCCGCGGGTTACGGCGTATCGGGAAATTGCCTTCGCCGGTTGTGGTTATTCTCGCCCGAAGCGAGAGAGATTTTAGGCGACGAAATCCTGCAAATCGACTTGGACATGATCCTTCTAGCTCCGGTTGAAATGCCTGCCGAGCCGTTCAAAATCTGGAAGTGCCCAAGCAAGGGGGTTAGGAAATTCGCATATAACCCATCGTTCATGTACGTGCGCGGGGACGCCATTCCGGGCTTGTGGGAAAACTTCCTCGCCTTTCCGCGAAGGACATGGCTTAAGGCCAGACGTGCGGGCTGGACCGGAAACGACCAAGCGGTTATCTGCCATGCGGTTCAAGACATGAATGTCCCTGTATGGGATGAGGCTGACGGCTTTTATTCGTTCCGCGATCATGGGTGTGAGCTTCAGCCCGGCGCAAAGATCGTGGGCTTTTACGATGCTTTCGATCCCGCCAGCGAGACTGCCCTTCCTTGGGTTGCGGAGAATTGGCGGTGACTTGCTTCGTCACATTTCTTTACGGCGGCGGGCGAAAGTACAGGGCCAGTCACGTCAACGCACTACAGCGCATGCTGGCCCCGCATAGGCTGGTTTGCGTCACTGATATGCCAGAGGGTGTTGAGTGCGAAACCCGCCCTATGCAGAGGATAGACGGCGTGACGGTGCCGGGCAGTCACCCCAACAACTTCCACAAGCTGCAAGCCTTCTCGCGGGAGTTTCAGGAATCCCTTAACGCGGAATGGATCATCGGCATTGATCTTGATGTCGTGATCCGCGAAATCCCCGATGTTCTTCTGGAGCCTTATCCGGGTTTAACAATTATGGAAGGGACGCAGCGCCGGGGTCGTGGTGGGCTGGTATGCAACTACAATTCTAGCCTCTGGGCCTGCCGACCGGGAGAGTGTTCAAGTCTGTGGGATGATTTCACGATTGATCGTGCCCAAGCCATGATCGACGCCCCGGCTCCGTTTGGAAAGCCTCGACAAGTCGGTTCCGATCAAAGGTGGATTGCCGAGCGGTGGCCCGGTGCCCGCAAACTCGGCGCGGAACATGGTATAGTGCAGTTCGCGCGCGGCGTCCCGCACGAAGCAAAGATGATATTTTTTGCAGGCGAAACAAAGCCTTGGAGCCCGCTCTTGAGGGCATCTTACGGCAGGGAATACCGGAAATTCCATGACGTGTAACCATCTTCATGTGCATAACGCGGTAGACCCCACCCGAACGATCATGCTCAGGTCGCGGTACGAGGCGGACATGTACCGCCGATTCCGAAAGGTGAAGGGCCTTATCCGCGAGCAGGTGGATACGCTCGACGGCTTTGGGCTTCGCACAAATCGCGGTGCTTTTGAGTTTGAACGATCCGCCCAGAAGGTCGATTCCTTCATGGCGTGGCTTCGCCGCGCGCAAAGAGAGAACATCCTAGGCATTCGCGAGGGAACCCCAATCGGCGCAAGCGCGCAAACCGCATGGGCAAACGTCTACATTGACAGTGCCTATCAGCGGGGGATTTCACATGCCGCCGCCGAAATGCGCGGGCAGGGCGCTACCGTCTCTGACCGTTGGATTGATTCGGCCTTTAACCGGCCTATCCATGCCGACAGGGTGGGGCTTATCTACACTCGCAACTTTTCGGAGCTTGAGGGAATTACTCAGGCGATGGACCAACAAATCAGCCGTATCCTTGCTCAAGGCATAGCCGATGGCAGGAACCCACGTGACCTTGCCCGGCTGATAAACGACCGGGTGGATAAGATCGGCATTACCCGTGCGCGGATGCTGGCGAGAACCGAAATCATTTCAGCCCATGCCGAAGCAAGTCTGAACAGCTACGAGGAAGCCGGGCTTGAGGGTGTCAACGTCAAGGCCGAAGTATTAACCGCAGGCGATGACAGGGTTTGCGAGATTTGCGCCGATTTGGAAGATGGTGGCCCGTATTCAATGGATGAGGCGCGAGGTTTGATCCCCGCACATCCAAACTGTAGATGCGTTCTTACGCCTATTATTGACAATGCGGATGAGGTTGACTTGCGATGACTACAAGAGAAACCAATTACACTTCAATTTCCCGCAAGGATCAATTGGCGTGGGCCGCGAGTATTCTATCCCGCGAGCAGGAATCGCAGATGCACGGCTGCGTTATTGTGTTTTTCGAGGGCGGAAAGATTGTCCGAACCAAGGTTGAGAAGACCGAGAAACCACCTGTTGACGCCGTGAAATAAATCGCCTATCGTTTCGGCTAGGTATCGAAAACCATTCGGGCCGCCCGTGGCAACACGCGGCGGCTTTTTGCATGTCTGAACGCCGTCATGCCGAAAGGCTGACCCTGAATGCAAGTAACACTCGCCGTGCCACGCATGATGGCCGCGAGCATCTTGTTGTCCCGGCAGTCGTGCTAGTTGAAGGGGTTTTGAATGAAGGTCTCGTGCTGGCCGAAGAGTTCAGCAAGTTTCACGAGGCTTGGAACGGCGTCCCTGTCCCCGTCCTTCACCCGGAAGTCAATGGCGTTCCTATCAGCGCAAACAGCCCGGAAGTAATCGAGCGCCAGACCGTTGGGCGGTTCTATAACGTCTCGGTAGACGGAAATAAGCTCAAGGGCGAAATGTGGCTTGATGTCGCCAAGTGCGAGGCAAACCTTATTCGCCACCTTGAAAGCGGCGGCCTTCTGGAAGTTTCCACGGGCTATCTCTGCGATGCCGAGGCTATTTCCGGGGAATGGAATGGCCGTCCTTACAAGGAAGTTCACCGAAACATTCATCCCGATCATATCGCATTGCTGCCCGGTGAAATCGGAGCCTGTTCAATCGAGGACGGTTGCGGCGTCGGTCGCACAAACAATCGGACAATCACCATGAAGATCAACGAAGCCGTTGAGACAATCCGACGGGCGCTCGGCCTGCGGAGTAACTGCAACTGTGAGGACAATCACATGCCGACCCTCAAGGATATGGCCGAGAAGCTGAAGAAGAACAGCGTTCTCGATGCCGCAGAATACAAGAAGATCACGGATGCGCTTGGCGCGATCCCGGAAGACAAGATGGACGCTGTAGCTGCTTTGGTGCAGGCATACCTGACCACGGAAGCGCCTGCCGCTGCGGCGGAGGACGTGCCCGACGAAGAACCTGCCGTCATGGAAGAAGATGGCCAGATTCAGAAGAACAGCGCCGATATCGACAAGATCGTGGCGAACAAGGTCGCGGAGCATCTGCGTCGCCACGCCGTGACGGAAAAGCTCAAGACCAATGAACGCTGCCCGTTCAGCGAAGATGACATGAAGGCGATGTCGGTTGAGCATCTTGAGAAGCTCGAACAGTCGATCCGCCCGGTGGATTATTCCGGCGCGGGCGCTTATGCCGTGAACAGCGGTTCGGATAACGTGACGCCTCTTGTTCTCCCGCGTGGCGTCCTTGCGAAGAAGGAGGCCTAAGTCATGGCTTCGGATAGCACTCCCAAGACCATTTTCCTGTCCGGTCAGGGCATTCAGCGCGAAGGCGTGGCCGCTGGAACGATCCGTCCAGGTATGCTCATTGAGCGCACGGCGGCGGGCAAGTTTCAGGCACACTCGACTTCGGGCGGTCTGGCGCAGGCATCGTTCGCGGTCGAATACGATCTGACCGGCAAGACGATTGATGACAACTACGCAGCCGACGATCAGGTTGTGTATCAGGTGCTTGCGCCGGGCAGCCATGTCTATGCGCTGATCGACGCTGGCGAAACTGTTGCTGTAGGTGACTTGCTTGTCTCCGATGGCAATGGCCTTCTGATTGAAGCTGACGAAGCTGGTGGCGAAGTCGTTATTGCACAGGCGGTCGAGGCCGCAGGTCCGGGCGCGTCGGCCACGCGCGTCATTGTTGAAATTCTCCCGGCGACGTACGTCCCGGCAGTGAGCTAAGGAGGCCGATATGTACGGCACTGAAATCACGGGCTTCGCCGCGTCGGGCCTCACTTCGGAGGAGGCGGTTCTCTCGAAGCGCCCTTACATCGCCCTGTCGGGTAAGTATCGCGGCCAGTCTGTGGTCACGATCAACACCGGCAAGATTGATGAATCCGGCAACCCGGTTTATACGGAGCGCCCGATTCACACCAACGCCACGCTCCGCAAGGATGAGTGGGTCAACCTCGATAGCGCGATCATCGAGGCGGCCCGCCAGCGTCTGGTTATCGTTGATGACCTGCGCAGCGCCGGGCTTGTCTACAACGTCGGCGGCCTTGGTGCCATGACGGCGGAATGGGAATCGGCTTCCGAAATGACGGACGCCGAAGCCACGATGGATGGTGAAAGCGAAAGCGAAAAGGACCGTCAGGAGTTCGCGCTTAACGGTGTGCCGATCCCCGTTATCCAGAAGCGATTCAAGATTGGCGAGCGAGTTCTTCTCGCATCGCGTAATCGCGGCGCTGCACTGGACGTTACGATGGGTCAGGAAGCGGCTCGCGCCGTTGCCCGCACTTCGGAGCGGATGGTGTTTTACGGCCTGCCGATCAAGTCCGATAGCTATAGCATTCCGGGCCTGACCAACTTTGCCGGTCGCGCTACGGCGTCCCTGACGGCTTGGTCGAATCCGGCCACGACAACCGAAACCATCTTCAACGAGATTTTGCAGATGGTCCAGAAGATGGAAGTTGAAGAGCGCCACTTTGGCCCCTTCAATATCTATATTCCGGGTTCGTGCGCATTCCAGTTCCGCCGCGACTTCAAGGCGTTCGGTGACAAGACCCTCATGCAGCGGGTTCTCGATGAGGACTCGATCAATGCGGTTCGTGTCGCTGACATGCTGGCGGACGGCGACGTGGTTATGGTCCAGATGGAATCGCAGGTTCTCGATCTTGCGGTGGGTTCGGACGTGACGACGATCCAGTGGGCTTCCGGCTCCGGTTGGACCAATCACTTCCAAGTGTTTGCGGCGTGGGCTCCGCGTCTCAAGCAGGATTTCGACGGCCACTGCGGCATCATGCACGGCACGTACACGCCTCCGACGTAAGCGACGACGCCGGGGGTTGATGGGGGAGCCGGGCGGGCTTAGGCAAGCCCGGCTTTTCTTCTAAGGAGGTACACGTGCTAGTCAGGATTACGCGGAAAAGTCACACGAAGGGCGGTCGCACATACCGTGCGGGCGATACACTTGATTTGTCCGAGCGCGAATTTTTGGCGATCAAGGACCGCGCGGAAATCGTGGAAACGCAGGTTGTCCGCGAACAGCGCCATGTGGTTTCAACGGTCGATCCCAAAGACGCGCTGAGGGCTGAGATTGAAAGCCTTGGCGGGTCTTATGATGGCCGATGGGGTGAGCCACGCCTGAGAGAAGAAATCGCCAAACTGAGGGCCGCATGACTATTGCACTCCCCACGGCTGCGGATGTCCGCGCGATCATCGAAACCAGTCTGACGGACGGTCAGATTGAAGCTTTGATTGCTGACGCCGCCTTGGCTGCGGAGAAGTGCCTTTTGAAATATGACGAAGCCCGCCAGAAGGCTATCGTCAAATGGCTGACTGCGCATCTTATCGCGTCCACGGGCGGAAATGGTGTTCTGACAAGCCAGAAACTTGGCGATGCGTCCGAAACCTATGCCCGCGCGACTTTGGGCGATGGGCTCAAGGGCACCACCTACGGGCAGCAGGCTCTATTGCTCGATACGTGCGGATGTCTGGCGAGGCTTGGACGCGCCCGTGCTAGCGTGGAGGCGATCTAATGGCCCCATACACGCGGAACATGAATCAGGTCGCGACGTATTGGCCCCGCACTGGGTCCGATATGTACGGTGCACCTACGTTCGGTTCGGCTGTAGCCATTAAGTGCCGGTGGGAAGATAAGGCGGTACAGTTCAGGGATGCGCAGGGAAACGAGACGGTAAGCGATGCCGTTGTGTATCCTGACCGGACTCTTGAAATTGGTGGGTATCTTTTGCGCGGAACGGCGAGCGGATCACCGCCTGCAACTGCAAGGGAAATCCGACAGACC